CATGGGCCTCGTCGCTGTACTCCTTTGCAACATAGACCTTGCCGATCAGATGATAGCCCGAATGGTCGGGGATCTCTATTTCTACCCGCATGCCGTGGAGTAGGTTGGTCATGCGGCTGATCTCCGCGTTGCGGTTGTCCCTTGTGCCCTCGGAATTCTCAAAGGTTGCGGTCAGCTCTCTGTCTGAGAAGGTTGGGATCCCATCCGTCAGGGTGGTGGAGAGATCCCAGGAGCCGTCCCCGCCTACCTTGTCCACGTAGTTTGTCTTTTCAGCAGCGGGAGCCAAGCTCCACCCGGTCAGGGTCCAGCCGTGGGCGGCTGTGTGATAGCTGCCGAGAATAATATTTCTTTTTTTCATCACTTAGCTCCCCTTGCTACAAGAATTCGGCGCTGGCCGAGGCTGGTGTCCATATTCTCAGTTGTGCCGCCTACCAAGGTCTTGCCGTCAAGAGCTATGACCTGGCCTGCCTGAATAGCCTTGAGGATCTCACCCAGAATGCCGTTATTCGCGGCAGCAGCGGCCTGGTATGACTGCTCACGTCTCAGGGCCTGAGTCTCTGCTATGCTGCGGAATACGCTGGGGGTCTCAGCAGCAGGCTCGGCATAAGCCTTGAGAGTGGCTATAGTCTGCCTGCGAGCGGCAGCAGCCACATCCTTTGTCTTATTCTCGACACCGATCTCAGCACCCTCTCCAAGGTCCTCACCGAAGTCTATAGTCTTTTGTGCGGGAGAGTTGGAGTCCGCCTCCTGTCTCATAGCGCCGATGATACTCTTGACCAGGTTCTTTGCTTTGTCAATAAGCCCGAAGCGCTTATTTTCCATACCATCCTCAAGGCCTTCACCCAGATCCTCACCAACACCTTGCGCGTCTGCATAGGCATCTGCATAGGCATCCATGGCGTCCTGGTAGCCTTGTTCTGCCTCGTCCACCATCTCCTTGGTGTAGCCATCCACACCTTTTTCAAAGTTGTCCTTGGTCCTCTTGGCGGCTATACCGGCATCGACTGCCTTCTTGAGGAGGGTATCGACTGCTCTTTTAGTCTCCTCATCCACGGTGTCCGCATAATTGCCGTAAACAACACCCTCGTCGGTAAGAAGATCGACAGCTTTCTGATAGTTACCCTCAGAGACTGCAGCCTGAGCCTCTTTGTAGCCTATAATAGTGTCGTTATACAGCTGATAATCTGCTGCTGCATCCTCAAGAGCCGTTTGCTTCTCATCAAGGATGGTTTTTTCCTTGTTAAGTTCCTCCTGGGCTGCTCCAAGTTGTAGGGCCAGCCCTGCAAGCCGGCGCTCATCTCCCCTATTTTGGATATTTTTGCGTTGCTCATCGTATTCTTTTTTCTTCTCCAGGACCTCTGCCTCTTTTTGATCGACAACATCAAGCTGTGCTGCGTAATCCTTTTCTGCAAGGACCACGGCCTGCATTGCTCTGTCCTCTGCCTGTAGCGCGGTTATATAGTCAGCGTTTGCCGCTTCTATGAGAGAGTTGGCAGTCTTTGCGAGTATGACATCATTGATGCTTTGGGTCAGTTTCCCATATTCTTGGATAACACCATCAACCATCTCATACTCGGTGCCCAGTGCTTCATTGAGTTCGTTAAGGATAAAATTAACGCGCTCCTGGTCTTTTTCTTTGACCTTGCCGGAAGAGTCAGCCAGGAGAAGCAGCTCATCCTTGAGCTCAGTGACTGCTCCCATCTCAGCCTGGATCCTGCCCGCATTCTCTGATGTTGAGTCTATCTGATCTCGGAAAGCGTCCGCTGCGGAGTTGGAGGCATCCATCAGCTTTTTCTCTTCCTCAGTAAGAGCCTCCACGCGAGGAGTAGCTTCATCACTAAGTGCGAGACCATAGGCCACCATGGCAGCTGTAAGTCCCGCCACTGCGGTCATTACCAGGCCCGCAGGAGTTGCAGCCATGACAACATTGAGCGCTTTCTGTGCCGCTGTTCGGGCTACTGTGGCAATGGTTAGGCCCTCCTCCGCCAGCTTGGCAGAAAGAGAGGCCGTCTTAAAGGCTATCATAGCAGCAGTAAGTCCCGTCACCACACCGATTATGGTGGCCTTGTTGTTGTTGCACCAGTTTGAGATATTGACCAGCGCGGGAATAAATTTGTTACGGATAAAATCTGCTATATTCTTGAGCGGTTTTTCCGCTTTCTGTAGCAGAGAGACACCCAGCTCCTTAATGTCGGTTATAACAGGCTCCATATAGCCGCCTATGTTGGCCATGGATTTATTCCATTCCTCGGTGGCCTTGTTTGCGCGGATGACTTCCTTGTTAGTCTCCTTGTACTGAGTGGCTGCACCCTTGTAATACTTGGTCAGGGTCTTTGTGATGAGCTGCTGGCGCTCCTGCTCATCAGTACAATTTTCCAGTGCAAGGTTGAATTTGTCCTCAGCAGTGGTGGCTTCCTCAAGGCGGGTATTATAGTCCTCTATGGCCTCATACTGCTCCTTGCGGGCCTCGTATTCCTCCTTCTGCTTCTTGGTCATATTCTTGAGCTCGTCGGCGGATTTCTCAGTGAATTTGATATTCTCCTTGAGAGAAAGGCCAAAGTCCTCCTCCTCACCGACTGCCCAGTTGAGTGCATCGGCAAGTCCACCAGTTACAGTGCCAGTCTTGGCAGTCTCATTGGCCGCCTCTGTGAGCCCCTCGATAGGAAGAGAAGCACCAAAGCGTCCATATATACCGGTGCAGATGTCCGTCCACTCTGCCAGCTCCTCCTCGGTATCACACAGATCCGCCAGGAAAGCAGCAGCCTCCACAGCCTGGTCTGTCTCTCCGAGGACTCCCTGGAGCTCCGAGTAGGCTTTATATGCGACCTCTGCATTGTGTCCATTGTCAGTAAAAGCTGTGTCCAGCTTACCCATGGCGGTGCGGTATTCGCGGGACTCCTCTGCTATAGCCACAATGGAAGCCACAGCAGCAGCAGCGGCGGCAGCAAGAGCGGTAAGGCCGGTCTTTGCCACATCCAGAGCGCTGTCGCCCATTTCGGAGAGCGCACCCTCTGCATCTTTGGAATTGTCCGCGGTGTCATCGATCTCCTCAGCTGCATCATCAGCTTTGTCGCCCAGCCCCTTGAGGGCATCCTCTGTCTCTTCTGCGGCCTTCTCCAGCTTGTCCAGCTCCTGGGTAGCTTTTATGATCTCGCGCTGAAGCTCACGCACCTGGGCCTCTGAGACATCACCCTTCTCAAATTGATCCTGTACCTGAGCCTCGGCAGTCTTGAGGACCTCCAGCTTTTTGCTGGTGTCTGCTATGGCATTGGTCAAGATCTGCTGCTTCTGGGTCAGTAGGTCTGCATTGCCGGGATCCAGCTTCAGCATTCTGTTGACTTGTGACAGCTCTCCAGATAGGTTTTTACTTTGCTTGGTTACATCATCAAGGGCCTTGCCCAGGTTTGTGGTGTCGCCGCCTATCTCTATGGTCAAGCCTTTAATTGCTTTATTTGCTATGGTCGGTATCCTCCTCTCGGCCAAATCTTGCCCGCAGCTTGGCTCTGTCCGGTTCCGTCTGCTCTATGCGCCAAGCATTACGCAGATATTCCCGCCCCTCTTCCGTACTGTCAAGCGAATGTATAAAGGCATCCCTGAGCCATAGCAGATATACACCATAGTCCAGCTGCCCTATCTCATGAAAGTTGAGGCCGGTATAATCGGCCACCAGCTTCCTCTCATAAGTGGTATTTATATAGTGATGAGCACCCGCACTGCTCTGTGTTGGGTAGTGCGGGAGTATCAGTTTTTTGCGTTTTTAAGTTCGTGTAAATAGTCAGTGTATGCCGTGAAGAATTCAGCCAGGTCAGCCTCCTCGATCTTGTAGGTCTTGCGGAGTGACTCAGGGGTGATCTTCTTGAGGTTGCGGTTGCATGACATAAGCCTTGCAGCCAGATCATAGAGCTGCTCTACAGCACTGTCATCATCCTGGAGGAGAAGCTGCTGCAGGGTGTCAGCGTTGGCAATAAGCTCCTCCACAAGATCAACGAAGGGAGGGGTCACGCTTATGCTGGTCTGTGCCTTGTCATTGAAAACTACAGGCAGTGTAGGCGGCCTGTGCTTGCTAAAATCTAATACATCTGCCATTGTATGGCCTCCTTAAAAGTAAGTAAGCGGGAGGCTGGTGTGCCTCCCGCTTAGAAAGTTATGCCGCGGGGGTCTCCTCGATAAGGGTGATGAGGGTGCCCTTGTCATCCTGGGGCATTGCGCGGAATTCAGGCTCCAGGAAGGTGCCAGCGTCAGAGGCAAAGGTGAGGGTAAGGCCCGCAGTGTTGCGGCCTCTGATGATGACCCAGAGGTTGCCGTCCTTCTTGTCCTCGTGTGCAAAGCAGACTACCCACTCCTTGCCCTGTGCATTACCGGCACCACCGATGTGTGCAGTGCGGAGACCGGAGGCCTCGGTAACATTGCAGCGGTCAGCCAGCTTCTTGAGGGTGTCACCGTTCCAGGTGCCCACACCGAGCTTGAGGATAGCCTCCTCGGAAATGGTTACGACTTTGGAAACATAGCCGAGGTCATCCTTCTCCTCGTGGGTCTCCTCGGTGTAGGTCAGCTCTGCGCCGCCCTTGGTATGGCCGAGAAGGTTCTCAGGCTTGCAAATCTCGGTATGGGTAGGGATCTCGTCGGTGTATTCAGCGAGGTAGATCTTGCCGGATCCGAGAGTAATATTTTCTTTAGATCTCTTTGCCATTGGTATATTCTCCTTTACAGTTTGTCAGTATAGGTAAGCTCATAGATGACTTGATAGGCCAGTGCATCGGACAGCCAGTATCTGTCCTCTTTTGTAAATGTGAGGCCGCGGGAGAGTATTGCCCTCTCCAGATCAGCCTCCGCTTTATCATCTCTTGCAGGCTCATAGAGCTCTATGCGGACATTATGAGTGCAGACAGCAGGCAAAGGCTGGCCGAGTATGACTGACTCTCGGTCAGGGCCGTCAAGGTCAACGTCATCAAAGTAGACAGCATAGGTGCCCTGTGGCTTGCGGATAAAGTGGCCCTGTTCAAATTCCACTCCAGCCTCTGTCAGGATCTCTCGTATCATTCTTTGATCGCCTCCTCAACATTCTTTTCATACTCCGTCAGCACCGCATCCAGTGCATTGCGCAGGAAGGGGTCTCCCTTTGTTCTGCCGCCGTTCACTGTCTCGTGACCATGCACAAGTAAGTGCGTGAGCCTGTGTAGCGGTTTTTTAACATACCACACATAGGTATTACCGTTTACATTCTCTTTCAAGAGCTTGCTGGCTATGTTCTTACGGTAGTCGCCTGTCCGTTTCGGTGCTGTGGCCTTGGTCTTTTTCACAAGGCTCTTGACAGCCGCCTCAGACTGTGCATTGATCCGCTTGACAATATCCTCATGGTAGCCTATCAGCTGCTGCTCGATAGCTTTGCCCAGATCTCCGGGCTTAATTGTCTGCTTTGCCATAGATCCTGCGCTCCTCCAGAGAGGCCTTGCCCACAGTCAGCTCCATCTTCTGGCCTGCTCGGTATGTTCTGATGATCCTGTACAGATCCTCACCCACCATAAGGTAGGGCTCGTCATTGTAGTCAAGATAATCAGAGAGGACATACTTTTTCTCCGGGCGGTAGTCAGTGGTTGCCGCCTGGTAGAATTCTGTCTGCCCTATGCTCTGCAGGGTTGCGAGCTTGTCAGCGCGGGTGCCGTCCTCTTTTATGAGAGTGATGGACTCAATCATCGGTGTCCTCCCAGCCGTAGCCCTCGGCCATCATCAGACATGACTTGAGCGCGTTGTAGCGCTCCATATAGGCTGCGGCCTTGGCCGTGTCATCTGTGTATTGTGCTCGACAGTAGAGCTTTACAGCGTTAAAGATGAGCGGGTCTGCGGGGTCAGCGTTCACGACCCCGCAGATCTGCAGATCCGCTATGCATGCGTCAATGTCGGCACGGATGTCCTCGTCAAGGACGTTATGACTGGTGCGGAGAGAGAGCTTGACTCTCCGCAAAATATCTGCTTCCATTTGACGCCTCCTGTGTCAAGTTAGATGGTAAGTGCTACGAAGCCGTTCTTCACGGTTACATCCGCGCCAAGATCAACAGCACCACGGATGGTGTCCATGTTCTTGTCGAATGCAAAGTCCTCGGAGACCTTTACCTCGTAGTCAGAGAAGAGGTCAAGCTCAAGGTTCTGAGGTGCACCATAAATCATGGTAACGCCTGCGCCCTCAGCTGCAGTGCTGCATGCGGTAAGACCGGAGTTGAGGCAGTAACGGACGGAGAGACCACCGTCACGGATCACGCCGGTGTTGGGGTTAGCCGCATCAGGAGTGATCTCATATACAGCCTTTTTCTCATTGGTGCCGCGCACATCACCGAATGCAAGGAGGTCGGCCTTGTTAAGGAAGAGCACAGCTCCGCCTACAACAGACTCGTCGCCGCCGTATGCAAGAGCGATCTTGCGGAGAGTGGTTGCCTCGATCTTGCCAGCGGTACCCTCAACGGTAGCGTTGAGAGCAGACGCCTTGAGCTTCGCGGTAACGATCTCAGCAGCCTTCTTGCGGAGAGCAAGGAGAGCATTGCTGCGGACCTTGGTAGCGTACTGGAGAGGAGTCTGCTTCTTGGCCTGGTTGGAGATAAAGTCAAGAACAGCGACAGACTCAGGGGTGATGGTTACAAAGTTAAACTTTGCAAGCTCAGCAGCATTGATGGCCTGACCCTCGGTGTGAGCGCCTGCAGCAGCTGCGTCCTCATCTACATAGGCCACCTTGTGGCTGCCCATACCTACGCAGTTGACTACCTTTACAAGGTCGATGATGCTGGAAACCTTCGCACCTACAATCTCGTTAATGCCGTCTACCTGGGTAGGAGTTGCAAGAGTTCCGCCGGAGATAAGAGTAGCTCTGGACTGCTCTGCCCCGATGGTCATGTGGTTGGTGTTTGCGAAGGTCTGAGCCGCTCTCTCCTCAGTGGAAGGCTGGGCGGGAGTAGCACCGGGAATGGGAGTGCCAGCACCGGCAGCAATATCGCTGCGGAGCTGCTGACGTGCCTGAGCCTCATTCTGGAGAGTCTCAAGCTCTGCAAGAAGGTTGCGGGACTCGGTCTCAAGAGCGGTAAGCTCCTCACCGGTCGCATTGTCAATAAGGGTGTTGATCTCGGCAAGTCTTGCCTGGATTTCTGCAATTCTCATTAGTTATTGCCTCCTGTTAAAATGTTTATTTTTGCGCGCAGTCTCCTGCGTCGCTCTTCAAGCTCTACCTCACTCCGGGCCGCCTGGGCAATCTCTCCGTCTACCCATGCACGAGCATTGATCTCTGTGTTGTCATTGGCCGGTATACTCACGGCCGCCACATCGTAGATCTTTTCTATCCTTGTGTGGACGATAGTGTGGCTCTCTCTGTCGTAGTAGTAGTCACCACAGCGGAAGCGCCAGGACATCTTGGTGACCATCTCTGCCTTAACCTCGTCATAGAGGCACCGTGCGGCCTCGGTTCTTCCAAGATCCGCGGCAAAAAAGAGGCCTGTCTCATCTGCCTCCACTATGAGGCTATTGTTGCCTGTCCGCGCGAGGACCTTGCCCTGGTGGTCATACTGCATAATGACATCCGACATATCAGCGCTATCAAAGCAGCCGGGCTCAAAGCGTTCATATATGGGAATGCGCTCATCTGTCTCCAGGTCATACCCATAGTAGAGGATATATGGCTCATATCTGGCCGCATATCCTTCCACATAGTGCTCACTATCAAGGCGCTTGGTCTCGGGCTGAGCGGACGAAAAAACGGCCAGAGCTCTCGTCTGTGCCGTTTCCTTAAACTTAGTTTTGCTTTTCGGGGTCATCGGTGTCCTCCTCTTCTTTCTCTTCGGGTTCTTCCGGTTCCTGTGGCTGTTTGGCCGCATTCAGTTCCGCCTGGGCCGCCGTCAGCTGTTCCTGGAGCTGGGAGACCTGATCAAGCTGGCTGATCTCTGTGTATTCTTTGCGGATATATCGCTTGTCTCCGTCCGGGACGTGAGGCAGGCTCCATATATCCATTATGTCGTTAAGGCTCAGGACGCCTCGGTCGAACATCTGGGAGCTGACATTCAGCTTGTCCACATTGCTCATATACTGGAGGCGATTGGAGCTCCAGACTATGGCATTCTTGCGGGTGATCTCGTTCTGGCTATAGGTCATAGTGGTCATGGCCTGTGAGAGTTGGAGAGCAAAGGGCTCTATTTTGCCCTCATAGTAGGCTGACCACACATCTCCGACAGCCTTATTCCAGAGAATTTCCTCATTTGAGCCAAAGTAGGTGTACACCCTCTCCTGTATCAGCTTGAGCTGCTCAGGGTCTACGATCTTGGCGGCAGACTGGATCTGCTGCACGTTTGTGTAGGTGTTGGGAAAGAGTGCAAGGCCTCCTGCGTCAGGGCCGAGGTTTTCCTCTACCCAGGACTTGCGCTCATTGGCCAGGTCTTTGCCTTTTGTAAAGTTGCCTATGGTGGCCATAAAGCGGAAGCTCGCGCTATTCTTGATACCCTCAGTTATACCCTGGTTCTGGGTTGCAAGGAGCTGCAGGGTAGGATCCAGCGCGCTGTTGTCCTCACCCATGAGATCGTTGCGGTAGAGGAATTTGCTGACCACTCCCACGCGGGAGAGTTCGATCGCTGCCTTCTCTCCATTCCCGAAGGTATAAACAAGATAAATCACGCCGCTCTTTTCCCTCAGCTCTGTGCTGCTGGGCATGACCGGGTAATAGCCTGTGATGCGGTCAAAGCTGTCCAGGATAGGCACGATAAAACAGGTATTCTGTGTCTCGTATATCGTGGCCGCCTTGTAGATAAATTGTGCCCCTGTCATGAACATGTTGGGCTTCCAGTCAAGGATAGCCTGCAGGCCTCTGCTGTCCGGGCCGTTGACCTTGGGCTGGAGCTTGCTGCAGTGTGACGCGAATGTGTGGACACAGGCCCGCGTCAGTTCCATCTCGTACACACCGCCGTCATAGGTGGTGAATACGGGCGTATAACCGTCAAGCATCTGGAAGAATTGCCCCAGCTCCTGCTTGACCTTGAATTTGCCGAAGAGCTTAGAAAAAGCGCCCATCCGGTACCTCCTTAAATTATGATGCATTCTTGAGCTGTTCCCCGATCTGGTCATACCATTTCTGGCGGACGGTCAGGGCGTCTATGACGGCAACAAAGCCGTCGATGTGGCACCGCGGGTCTATCTTGACCGGGCGGATCTTTCGGGTCTCCTCGTTCTGCTTCATGCCCACATTGAGAAAGTGAGCCTTCAGCAGATTATTACTGCCGAGCTGCAGGGTCTTATCACGCAGCAGGCCGTCACATTCGTGGATGACCGGGGTGAGGTTCTCTCCCTGGAATACATCATCCATGTGAAAGCCAGACTGTGACATCTGCTGTATAAGATATTGCGCTGAGTATCGGTCATAGCCCACCTGTAGCGGCAGGATCTCATACTCCTCCACCAGCCGCATAAACCATGCATAGCAGTCGTTATAATCGACGTAATTCTCTCCGCTTGGTTGGATAAGCCCCTGGGTGACATATAGCCTATAAGGCACTCCCTCCCGCTGCTGGAGCTCGTCGATCTTATTCTCAGGCATGAAGAATTGAACAAAGGTGTAGAGCTTGCCATTCTTTTCGATGACCACACAGCACGCGGTCAAGTCTGTTGTCTGGGAAAGGTCTATGCCGCCCACGCAGTAGGAGCTCCTGAAGTCCTCCAGTGTGAGCTCTTCTCCGGTCACAGCGTCCACAATGTCATAAGGCAGCCATGCCTGTGTGCTGCTCTGTTTGATATTGCAATACTTGGTGAGGAATTCCGCCCGCTTGCTGAGGCTGTTGCGCGCTATTGCGATCTCCTCACGGAAGAAGTCCTCAGAAACAGACACACCCATATTCGGGTTGGCCTTGCGGAGTTCGTCGATATCGTCCCATTTCTCCACGTCATCAATGATGTAGAGTATAGGAAGCAGTCGCCGCTCTTCACTACTGCCCAGGAGGACAGCTGTGGAGCGCATCATCAGCTCATCATAGGGGCCGTCATTGACATAGCCCGCCGTGCTTATGCTGAGGATCATGGGCTGACGTCTTGCACCGAGAGCGGATTTCATAACCTCATACTGCTTGCGGCCCTGTTCAGCAGGCCAGCTTGCGATCTCGTCACATACTGTCAGGTGAGGGTTAAAACCGTCTGATTTCTTAGCGTTGAAGGCCAGCGCCTTGATGGTGCTGTTTGTCTCCTTCAGGTAAATATCACTGCGGCGCTTCTGAGCCAGCTCGTCAAGCTCAGGCTCCTGGTGGATCATCTGATAGAAGCTGTCATATACAATGGCGGCCTGTTCAAGTTTCGGCGCCAGGCAGTATATGTCCGCTCCATACTCTCCGTCAAGATATGCCATGTAGGCTATACAAGCAGAGGCAAAGAGACTCTTGCCGTTCTTTCGGCCGATGACCAAAAAGACCTCGCGGAATATTCGCAGGCCTTTCTCATCGACAATGCCAAACATAAGAGAGACTGTGGCCTTCTGCCAGAGCTCCAGCTTTATGAGGTCGTTTCGGCCTTTGCTGTGGTGGCAAAAGGTCTCTACAAAGACAATGGCATTGTTTGCTTTTTGGGGATCATAAAAGAAAAGACCATCACGGAGTCCGTTGATGATCTTGTCATATAGAAGCCGGATCCATTTGCCGACGATAATCTCACCGGTCTGGATCTTATAGTGATACTCATGTATCGAGCTTGTGAAAGGAGCAATCACTTGCCCATCATCGCCTGCAGTTTACTCTCTCTTTTTGCCGGAGGCACAAGCTCAAGCAGCATCTTAAATATAGCGTTGAGGTTCTTTGTGAGGCTGATATGTACGTCTGCGGCCGCGGCCTTCTTCATTCCCATCTGGTTCTCACCATTCTGGTAGGTCTCGACCCAGCCGGTCTTGTTGAGCTGCTCCTCCAGGTCCTCAAGGCTGATGGTTATAAACGCAGCCCGATCTATAAGAGCCGCACAGGTCCGCAGCTTGTTGGGCTCTAAATCTTTGAATATCTCTAATAATCTGGCTTTTTCTTCTTCGATCCGGGTATTTTTCTTTGATTTTGCCATATACCACACCCCTCTCGTATAATTTGCAGAGTAAAATTGTAGGCCTCTGCTCGGTCTCCGCCGGCCCTTATTTTTTCGTTTTATGGGGGGGAGTGCCTTTTCCTTAGTATTCCGAATTCCTTATAATTTCCCCATCTGGTCCGTATACCACCCTACCTGGTATTGCTTTCCGGGGATCTATTTCTTTGTTATGACATGTCTGACACTCATACATAAAATTAGCAGGGTTAAGGCTTATGCTTGGGTCATTGCAATTGATATCATCCAGCCAGATCTTGTGGTGGACTATCTTCCCCGGCTCCTCACCGCACACCTCACAGATCCCGCCGTCTATTGACTGCCTATAATCTATGAAAGATTTCCTGGCCTTTTTCCAGGCCATAGTTTTATAGAATTCTTTCTGAGTCAAAGGTTATCACTCCAAATAGAAAGAGCCAGGCTTTCCGCCCAGCTCTTCATACTAACATTATATTCATTTGCAATATGACATACAATGACATCATTTCGGGTCTATCAAATCCTCCACAGTGCAGTCCAGGATCCTGGCCATGTTCAGCACTGTGATAGCTGCTGCCTTCTCCAGAGGCTTCTGCCCCTGCTCATAATCCTGGAGAGTGCGGTGGCTGATGCCGACCTTCTCGGCAAGCTGGGCCTGTGTAAGGCCCGCCTTCTTTCTGTAGTGTTTCAAGTTGTTCATGTCCTTCCTCCTTTACCATCTCAACGAATTGCGGGAACATATTCGTTATAGTTCGGTAAGTACAGCACAAATTTCTCATGACTGCCTATCTCCTGGCAGAGGTAGTAGCCCGATCCGACTGAGCCTATGACTTTATAGAAGCAGCTGTTTGCCTCGTCCAGCCATGCACCGCCGCGCAGTTCGTATTTGTGTCCTTTTACTGTGATCATCATATCTCTCTCCTTTTCTACCCGGTTTAGCCGCCGGGCTCGGCTTAATTCATTTATCTCTCGATTTCAATAAACCACGCGTACCACTCGTTGCCGTCAATGTTTTCGACTGCCCAGTAATAAGTCCAATCGTTGGTCTTGGGGCTGACGGGTCTGCCACCTTGAACAAGGTTAATCTCGGAAGCGTTGGAACAATAGTAATAACCATTTTCAACACTTTCGACTATTTCACTTGCCGCCCATTCATAACCTTTTGCTGTGAGAACCTTTGCAAACTTTTCAGCGGCTTTCTCAATGGATTTTGCTTTGATTTCCTTGTCGATGTCTACCCTTTTCATTTCCTGTCTCTCTTTCGTTCTTTGGGGTGTTCCCCTTTCGTTGTATATATTATACGCTTTTATGCGTAGTTTGTCAAGGGGTTTTTGAAATATTTTTGATATTTTTTGAAAAATTTTTATACAATCAAAAAAGCCCCGGATCTCTCCAGGGCCTTCTGTCTCTTATGTGGTTTCTTTAGTCCTCAATGCCTCCAGCGCTTCTCCGTGGATCCTGTGGACATGCCGCCAGACATATCCCATCTTTACGGCCACCTCCTCCCATGTGAGGCCATCTATGTAGTAAAGCCTCATGAGAGTCCGCTCTCTCGGCCCCAGGCTGTCTATAGCTTCCTCTATTTCAAGAGCAGCAGCGGCCAGCTGAGCCTCTTTCTCTCTATAAAGAGCATAGAGCTCATTCTTCTTGTCTATCTGTCCGTCACGTCTCTCATCACTGTGCCCGGATCCGCCGCGGGGTTGCCCGTCAAGTCTCTGGGTCCCCGGAGAATAGAGTTCAGCCTCCAGCTCGTTGATCTTGTCCCGAAGCTGATTTCTCTCACGCTTTATGTCTCTGTACGCTCTCAGCTGTGCCTTTGTCATCCTGCCTGTCCTCCTCCACGTCAATCCTCAATATATCAGCGACATCCTCCAGCCTTGCTGATATATCCTCTTTCAGTCCGATAATATTATCTGTGTCCTTGACCTTTATGGTTATTATCACTCTTGTGCCTCCTTTTTTCCCTCTTGATTGCTTCCAGCGTATTATAATCAAAGTGACTGCGCTCCGTTGATATCTCTGTGGTATACATTATGTAAGAGCAGTCCTTGCATTTACGCTTTCGGCACACTCTATCTGCAGCGGTCAGGGTATACTCCACAGAGGTCTCGGCTCCGCACTTAGGGCAAGTCATTCCTGCTCCTCCCTTTCTGCGAGAGCTTCCTCTACTGCCTCGTCACAGCATCTTTCTATATAGTCGTTTACACCGATTTCCATTACCTTCAGCGGATATGAGGCTTCGGTGCAAACAAGTTCATCATCAATACAACACTCCAAAGCCTTTATAATCTCGTTATCGGTCATAATTTCATTCTCCCTTCTCTGTATGCTTGAGCCCAAGAATTTACAGTATGGTAATTTAAGCCAAACTCCGCAGCCACGTCTTTCATTGTTTTGCGCTT